GTTATCGGTATCCCTAATAGGGTTTTCACCTACAAATCCAAAGCATAGCAATCTGCTAGACTCACCGTCCTATGAACACACCTATAACACCAGATTTGCGCCGAGAACTGGCAGAAAAAGTCGGCATGTCAGAGCAGTACCTATACCAATGCCTTACGGGGCGCAGAGAGATGTCTGCGTGGGAGGCGGTCAGGATAGAGCAGGAGTCTGGGGGCAAGATCACCAGAAAGATGCTGTGTCAGGGTAGTTGGCAGGCTATTTGGCCTGAACTGGTGGAGGCATCTATATGAGCAGCCTAACAACAATATTTCCCAATGGTTTTGCGGCTGCTACAGCATCGACTGACTTAGTTGATCCTACTGAGGGCTTTCGCCGTCACTGTGAGGCATCTGGCTTGGTGGTCAAGGACTTAATCGCTGATGGTGAAATTCACCGTGTGCCTCATATCTCTAGCAAGAAGGGATCGCTTGATGGTTGGTACATCTTGCACACTAGTGGAAAGATTCCTGTGGGTGTTGCAGGGTGCTGGAAAGAACCAACGTTTGAGTCAAAGTGGATGGCTGACATTGGTAGATCGATGTCGTTTACTGAGCGCCTAGAGCATGACAAGTGGGTGGGTGAATTTAAGGCCAAGCGTGAAGCTGATCGATTGGCATCCCAAGCGCAGGCAGCAGAAAAAGCTGAAGATGAAGTTAGCACCTATGCGGACGCCAGCGCAGACCATCCCTACCTTGTGCGTAAGCGCATTGAGGCGCATGGTGTCAAGATTGATCGTGCAGGGCGCTTGGTGGTGCCTGTAATCGATGCCCAAGGGGAAATTCTGTCTTATCAGACCATTGATGCAGAGGGCAATAAAAGATTTCTAAAGGGCGGCAAGATCGAGGGCGGTTTCTATGAGTTGAGAGGTAACCGCAAGGTTGTTTTTGTTGGCGAGGGGTTTGCCACTTGCGCCAGCATCCATGAGGCAACGGGTTACACCGTCTTGGTGGCGTTTGATTGTGGAAACTTGGCCAAGGTTGCAAAGAGCGCCAAAGAGATGTTCCCAGGCGCGAAGATCGTGATTGGCGCGGACAATGACCAGTTCACCGAGGGCAACCCTGGCGTGACCAAGGGCAGGGCAGCAGCCCAATTGGTATTTGGCGAGATTGTTTATCCAAACTTTTCGGAGTCTGACTTGTCATCCAAACCCACAGACTTCAACGATCTCCATGTCTTACAAGGAATTGAGGCGGTAAAAGACCAGATTGAGCGCGTAGCGGGACCGATCAAAGACAAGCTGGCGTTTGAGTTTTCTCGCGCAGATAGCTTGGAGTTAACAGAGATCAAGTGGGTGGTGGATGATTACATTGAGTCGGATTCACTGGCGCAGGTGTTTGGCGATCCAGGCGGGGGCAAGTCATTCGTGTCAATCGACATCGCCTGCTGTATCGCCACAGGCAACGCATGGCATGGCCACCAAGTCAAGCAGGGTGCGGTGTTTTATATTGCAGGCGAAGGACATAACGGTCTTGCTAGGCGGTTCAAGGCATGGGAACTGGGCAACGGCATCAGCTTGAAGGGCGCACCGTTATATAAAAGCCATCGTGCGGCGCAGCTGTATGACAGCACCGAAGCAGCAATCGTGGCTGAGTCTGTCAAGCAGCTCTCAATAGAAGCCAAAACAATCCCAGCCATGATCATCATCGACACCGTAGCTAGGAATATGGGCGGTGACGAGAACAGCACACAGGACATGAATGCGTTTATCCAGCACTTGGATACCTATCTGCGTCAACCGTGGAATTGTTGCGTCATGGTGGTTCACCACTCAGGCGCAATGGACAAAGACCGTTCAAGAGGCTCCACAGCCCTGCGCGGGGCATTGGACGCAGAGTACAAGGTAGCGCTTGACTCAGGCTCCAAAACCATAGCATTCGAGTCCAAGAAGATGAAAGATGCTGAGATGCCAGCACCTAAGAACTTTCAAATCACCCAAGTCGATTTACCAATCCTGAACAAGCACAACCTACCAGTCAAAGGCGCGTACCTAACAGCAGTAGACATTAGCGGCCTAGTCAGCCAGGTGCAAAAGAAGACCTATCTTTCACCAAACCAGAAGCAGGTCATGGAATGCCTAGTTATGCTGGAAGTCAGCCTGCACCAGAATCAACAAGCAAGACCAGTGAACTACGACGAGTGGCGAGAGAGCGCCAAAGAGCATGGCGTTAAGAACAATCGGTTCTGGGAAGTGGTCAAAAGCATGATCGCCAAAGAGATGGTTTTGGAGGTTGAAGGTGGGTATAAAAGCCATCCGAAACCATCCGAAAGTATCCGAATCGGATGAAATAGGATGCATCCGAAATTAGCATCCGAATCATCCGAAGTCATCCGAAACCATCCGCCTTCTGCCACTCCAATCATCCGAATCCTTCCTCCTGTGTCTATAGACACAGGAAGGATCGGATGGAAGGCAGATCGGATGATCAAGGAAGGATTTGGGGGGAAATGTGATTGAAGTGAAAATTGATATGAAAATTGTGTCCGTGGCAAATTTGAGGATGCATTGGGCAGTTAAAGCAAGACTGGCAAAAAGCCAAAGGTCAAAAGCGTTTAATGCCTTGGCGAGTGTTGCCACACCACCATCGTTGCCAATCACCTTGGTGTTGACTAGAATTGCGCCAAGACCGTTGGATGGCGATAACCTCCAGTCAGCGTTCAAGGCAACTAGAGATGGTGTCGCTGATTGGCTTGGTGTAGATGATGGCCACAAAGAGCTGGATTGGCAGTATTGCCAGCGCTCTGGTGGGGTTAAGGTCTACGCCGTGGAAATAGAGGTGATAGGATGAAACAAGGCAAAGCAGTTGCCAACCTTGAGGGGAAAGCGTTGCAAGTACCCTGTTTTTTTGGTTTGAGGGTTGGAAGTTGGGGTTGGGCGCTTTTCGTTCGAAAAGTGGCATAGATACGCACGCGCACGAGGAAAAAATGCAAAAAATAGCAGAAAATGCCGTAAAACGATCAGTTGGTAGACCACCCGATTGGCCAGAAGACAGCCCGATCTGGGGCGAAGTAGTGTTGCGTATGTCGGCAGGTAAGAGTTTATCGACAGTGCTGCGCGAACCTGGCATGCCGCCTTGGACAACCTTTAACCGAATGCTTCGCAACAACGAAGAACTGCGCGTGGCTTACGACAAGGCTGTGCAAGACCGCGCAGACCGCCTAGCAGACGAGATCATTGAGCTGGCTGATGCAGACCCACCAGATGGCTTAGAAGGACCTTCCTTAAACGCATGGGTGCAGCAGAAGCGTTTGCAAGTCGATGCGCGTAAATGGGTGGCCAGCAAACTCAAGCCAAGAACCTATGGTGATCGCATCGATGTCAGCGTTGTTGACCAAAGAATCAGCGTAATTGATGCGATCAACGAAGCGCAAGCGCGTGTGTCGTACGACAGAGGCAATGTTACTGACATCGAGGCAAAGAACGAGAACTAAAGGATATGACTGCTTTACACTATGTTCATTATGTAAAGTTATTTATGGGTTATGCACATGTTTGTAAGCATGAATGTGCATAACCAACGGGCAAACCATGCAATCTGTGGACAACTAGGCATTGGCACTGTGGACAAATGCCCCAAGCGCACCATGCCACCGTCCATCCAAAACGCGAGGGGGGGGTGGGTCCCGCGAGGAAAGGTCACAGGAACGGTGCATCCGCACACAATTTTTAATTTTTTATATTAAGATCGCCCTATGCCTAATGCACTAGCCCCTACAGATGTTGTGAATCAGCTTGGTGTCTCTGACGCTAACCCTTACACGACAAATTTGCTTAGAAGAGCTAGGGAGGAGTATCCCTTTGTGGGGTTACATGATCCTATAGTGACTACTGGTACGGGGTATGGGTATGCGGAGACTTGGCCTGTCGGGGAGTCGGGGTTGCCAGGCTCGTTTGGCGAGGATACCCGTCCGTCCATGATTCCTATGGATAGGGTTGGGATTGAGATACGCAGACCAGATGCCTTCACGCACCATGACTTGGCCGCGGAGCTTCTCCACATTGATCCTATGGCACAACATGTTAGTGGGAGATTGCAAGAGATGTGGACTCCACAGCAATTGGATGTTTTAAAGCGTGAAGCCTTAGATTACGAGACTACCTTAAAAGAAGGGCGCTCGGAGAAAGACGCTATCAAGAACGCTACCGATTCTGCTTTGCGTGGATATACGGTCAATCAATGGCCTCAAGAGGTCAATGACGCTATGGGTTACTCTAAGCACCAATTGGAACTGTTGGATTCTTTAAAAGAGCATATGACCAAGAAGAGATGAGGGGTAGGTTGGCTACTACGGCAGGCACACCATCTGACATTTTGAATATGTTTAGGTCTCCTATGCCAATGGAGATGTATGGCCAGACTGACTACGCGCCACAGCAACAAGTCCCTTACGGTAGCCAAGAGTTAATGCGGACATTGCCATTAGCGCCTACTTCGCCTGCTGGTCAACTGGCTGGGAATGTCGGGGCTGTTGTGCCATTGAGTCCTGCGGAGATACTGCAATCAGCAAGACTTGCCCGACAAGCTGCGCTCGCTGGTGGCAAGGTTGGTAAGTCTTTGGCTAAACATGCTGGCGAAGAATTTAACGCTACGCTACTTGGTGAGAGACCAAACACCATGTTGGGGGCTATTACTCCGCAACCCATGTTTATGGCAGAGCGTGTCGGCAACATGAAGGCGGTGGATGCGCTGTTCCCTGGCAAAACCGAGGCGATGCTTTCGCCTGCGGAAAAGGCTGCGCTGACAAAGTACAAATCAATTCTGGATACCCCTGCCGTTATGAGGCGAGAGCAAGCTAGATTGTTTGGAACTGGCGATATTGTCCAACCGTCTTTGAATGTCGCACAAGAAATTGGCGTATCTCCTAATGCGTTGCTAAACAAGTATGCGGTGCCTATTCTTTGGGATACCTCTGCAACTGGTGGCAATGTGACCCAGATTGCAGGCATACCGTTGACGCAAGGGTTAAGGGATGCCACCCCAGCGTTTGTCCAACGCCAAGGCGGTAGGCGCTACCCGTACATCCAAGAGAATTTGCAACAAGGTATTGGTGGCGCTTCCAATGATGTAGCGCAAATATCAAAAATCAACAACTTGAATAAGTTCAGCGATTTGGGTGACACCGTAGGGGTGCAGATGAATCTAGCCCCTACTGGCATTAATTTCTCGCACCATGTGGCTGAGTCTTATGTTGGCGCTTTGAATGCCTTAAAACCATCCAGAGAAGCGCTGACTTCGTTTAGGGATGCGGTTAGAAACACCAAAGTAGAAAACCCAGTAACCAAAGAAATTACTTACCCGTACAAAAAGTTCCCTGGCCTTGATAGCCCAAACATTCGGGACATCATGGCTAACGGCACTGCCGATTACACCGCAGGCAATATCCGCAAAGCAATTGGTGAAATTGGATCAACCGCGGCGATGGAAAAGCAAGGCTTTCCTCGTTGGCAAGATGTTTACAGAGTGATGAGCGAACCAGGCGCTGAAACAGGCATGGCGCACACGCTGTTAAAAGTTAATCCAAATATACAAATGGTTACGCCTAATTTCCAACATGGCTCATACAACTCAGGATTACCAGCCCAAGTTATGGGATCGCTACAAAACGCACAAGGGCAAGTTACTGGTGTGCCTGATTACCTAATGATGCCTAAATTGTTTAAAGAGCGCCAAGCGCAAGGCAAAACACTAAGCAACATCCGCACATCACTGCTCAAAAGCCATACAGGTGAAAAGCTCGATCAGGAAGCAATTGACAATATTGCTAGATACCTTGGGTATCAAGTTGACTGATGCATTCAAGATGCTCTTTTTCTTTGGTCAACTCTTCAATCAACTGGTTAACAATTTCCAAGCGCTTCTCGTCCGTCTGGCTCCAAAACGCTTCTGGCATCCGCAAATAAGCTGATTGATTAGAAAAATTAAAACCGCAGTATGCAACTACTTTTTTCATATTTGACCTCCGAGTTAAGCATTCTAATATCAGTTTAAATAAATGCAACTACCAATTTACAAGAGCGAAGAAGAACAAAAACTGATGGTGGAGCTTTGGTCTCCTACCATCTCAGACGATCCAGAAGCCTTTGTCTTATTCGCCTTCCCTTGGGGACAAAAGAATACACCTTTGGCTAACTTCTCTGGTCCGAGGAAATGGCAACGGGAAGTATTGCGAGACATTACCGCCCACATCAAAAAACAAAAAGGCTTAATTGATTACGACACCATCCGCATGGCTGTCTCCTCTGGGCGCGGTATCGGCAAGTCTGCCCTAGTATCTTGGCTTATCCTTTGGATGCTCACCACCCGTATTGGTGGATCGGTGGTAGTTAGTGCTAACTCAGAGAATCAATTGCGCTCGGTCACATGGGCAGAATTGACTAAATGGGCGGCCATGTTGATCAATAGTCATTGGTGGGAGATTTCAGCGACAAAGTTAGTCCCCGCACAATGGCTAACAGAACTAGTCGAGCGCGATCTCAAAAAAGGCACAAGGTATTGGGCGTGTGAGGGCAAGCTCTGGTCAGCAGAAAACCCCGACTCTTACGCTGGTGTCCACAACCAAGACGGCATGATGCTGATATTTGACGAATCTAGCGGTATCCCCAACCCAATCTGGGAGGTGGGGGCAGGCTTCTTTACCGAGAACACTCCAGACAGATACTGGTTTGCCTTCTCCAACCCCCGTAGGAACGAGGGCTACTTCTTTGAGTGCTTCCATGCTAAACGGGACTTTTGGACATCGAAGATTGTGGACGCTCGGACGGTGGAAGACACCGACAAGTCAGTCTATCAACAGATCATCTCCGAGTATGGCGAAGACTCTAGCCAAGCCAAGGTCGAAGTTTACGGAGAGTTCCCATCCGCAGGGGAAGACCAGTTCATAAGCCCCATGATTGTGGATGACGCAATGAAGAGGGAAAAGTGGAAAGACTTAACCGCCCCTACCATTGTGGGAGTAGACCCTGCCCGTGGTGGCGCTGACTCTACTGTCATTGCTGTCAGACAAGGGCGCGATATTGTGGCCATTAAGCGCTATAAGGGCGAAGACACAATGGAAATTGTCGGTAGAGTGATTGATGCAATAGAGGAATACAAGCCTGCGCTCACCGTTATTGACGAAGGCGGTCTTGGTTATGGCATTCTTGATCGACTGACAGAGCAAAGGTTTAAAGTGCGTGGTGTTAACTTTGGAAACAAGGCAAAACAGTCGCAAGCATTTGGCAACAAACGCGCTGAAATGTGGAACGACATGCGAAACTGGTTAAAATCTGCTAGTATTCCGTCAGATCGTCAACTAAAAGCTGATTTAACTGGGCCAACAAAGAAACCCAATTCATCTGGCACGATATTTTTAGAGGGAAAGAAGGAAATGAAAGCACGAGGGTTGGCTTCACCAGACGCGGCCGATGCTATCGCTGTCACTTTCGCCTTTCCTGTAGCGCACAGAGAGTACACTGAACCTACTCACCGCATAAACTCTCAAGGCAGTTCAGTATCAACAAGTTGGATGGGTGCATGAAAAAATCTGTATCTCTAAGCGTAGGTCGAGGCGAAAAACTCCCAGTGTCTAAGGGTGCAGGACTGACCGCCAAAGGACGCGAAAAGTACAACCGTGAAACTGGTAGCAATCTAAAAGCGCCAGCACCAAACCCAAAAACCAAAGCAGACCAAGGTCGCAAAGATTCATTTTGTGCAAGAATGGCTCCTATCGCAGAAAAGTCTGAAAAGGGTAGCCGTGCAAAAGCAGCAATGCAACGATGGAAGTGTTGATCATGGCAACAAAAAATGGCCTTTATGCCAACATTCATGCTAAACAAGAACGCATCAAAGCTGGTTCTGGTGAAAAGATGAATAAAGTTGGTAGCAAAAACGCTCCAACTGCTAAAGATTTTAAAAACTCTGCTAAAACAGCAAAGAAAAAATAAATGGGCGATACAAAGCCGATTGGCGTTGCGTACCGTGACCAAGACCTAGACGGTAGCACTTTGACGGCAGTAAAAACTGCTGGTCTAACTGGCTATCTATACGGCAACGGTTCAACAACGCCAATTACTGCTTCGCCAACCATACCGTATTCGGCTATTTCAGGCGTTGCTTTGCAAGCCGACTATGGCGCTTTTTCGTACATTGACGGCCCTCAAACTGCGGCTGCTGAAACCGTCACGATACTAGACTTAAACAATACCGATTTGTCTAACGGTGTGTCCCTTGGTAGCCCAACGTCCAAAGTTGTTATTAGCGCCACTGGTGTCTATACGATTACCATTAGCATTCAGGTTGCGGGAACAAGTTCACAAGTAGATGACTTTACGCTGTGGGTGCGTAAAAACGGCGCAAATATCGCAAATTCTGCTAGTGTGAGTGGCACACCAGCAAAACATGGCGCGATTAACGGTCACAATGTTTTAACCGTCAACTTTGTGTTTTCTTTAGTTGCAAATGACTACATACAGTTTTGTTGGACAACCAAAGATGGAACATCGTCCATAATCACGTATCCAGCATCGTTAGTTGCACCGATACACCCTGCATCGCCTGCTGTAATTCTTACAGTCATTCAAATTGCTTAGAGGATATACAATGCCACTAGTAAAATCTGCAAGCAAAGAAGCATTTCGCAAGAATGTGAAAGCTGAGATTGCTTCTGGCAAACCAGTCAAGCAAGCTGTGGCAATTGCTTACAGCACGAAACGTGAAGCCCAAAAACCCATGTCGAAAGGTAAAAAATGAAGTCTACAACCCAACAAATCAACAAAATTGTGTCTCGTGAACCTAAAGTTCAAAATGGCGGTATGCCTAGTCGCAATAAAGAAACATCTTCACCTACGGCTAATTTAAATGCCACTATTCCTAGTGGTAACAATGTCAAAGCAACCGTAGACAGCGTATTAAACAAGATTAAATAATGGCTGATTACACAGGCATCGCGGCTGCGGGCGCAGTCTCCGAGGGTGGTAAGCCCAAGAAGAGTGACTCCGACATACTAGCCACCGCAAGGTCACGGCTAGACATGGCTATGTCTGCTTTGTCTGAATCTCGTGAAGATGAGACAGATGACTTAAGGTTCTACGCTGGCTCACCTGACAACCACTGGCAATGGCCTGCCGATGTACTCGCCACCCGTGGTGCTGTACAAGGTCAAACCATCAATGCCCGTCCGTGTCTAACAATCAACAAACTGCCACAACATGTGCGCCAAGTTACAAATGATCAGCGCCAAAATAGACCTGGTGCGAAAGTGATTCCCGTAGATGACAACGCTGACGTAGAAGTCGCAGACATCTTCAATGGCATGATTCGCCATATTGAATACATCTCTGACGCTGATGTTGCCTACGATACAGCCTGTGAAAACCAAGTCGCTTATGGCGAAGGCTATATTCGTCTATTGACCGAGTATTGCGAAGACTCAACCTTTGACCAAGACATCAAAATTGGGCGTATTCGTAACAGTTTCTCGGTCTACATGGACCCAACGATCCAAGACCCGACAGGCGCAGACGCTAAATATTGCTTTATTACTGAAGACATCACCAAAGACGAGTTTGAGCGCATGTACCCAGATGCGTCACCAATTACAACCTTGCAATCATTAGGCGTTGGCGATCAATCCATCAGTAATTGGTTAAATGAGGACACGATCCGCATTGCTGATTACTACTACATTGACTATGACCGCGCTACGCTGAATTTGTACCCTGGCAACCAGACCGCATTTGCTGGTACTCCAGAAGACAAGCAAATGAAAGAGTTTTACGGCAAGCCAATAAAGTCACGCGAGTCTGACCGTCCAAAGGTCAGATATTGCAAGATCAATGGTTACGAAATCCTTGAACAACGCGATTGGGCAGGCAAATATATCCCTGTTATTCGTATTGTTGGTAACGAGTTTGAGGTAGATGGGCGTTTGTATGTGTCTGGTTTGGTGAGAAACGCCAAAGACGCACAACGGATGTACAACTACTGGGTTAGCCAAGAAGCAGAGATGCTTGCCCTAGCCCCCAAAGCACCATTTATTGGTTACGGTGGTCAGTTTGAGGGGTACGAGAATCAGTGGAAGACAGCAAACACCACAAATTGGCCTTACCTTGAAGTAAATCCTGATGTGACAGACGGACAAGGCGCTGTTTTGCCATTGCCTGCCAGAGCGCAACCCCCAATGGCTTCTAGTGGTTTGCTACAAGCAAAGGCTGGCGCATCTGAAGACATCAAGTCCACAAATGGTCAATACAACGCTTCTCTGGGAATGGGAAGCAATGAGAGATCAGGACGAGCGATTCTTGCCCGTCAGCGTGAGGGTGATGTTGGAACTTACCACTATGGTGACAACCTCGCTCGTGGTGTTAAGCACATTGCGCGTCAACTGATTGACCTAATTCCCAAAATCTACGATACCCAACGCATTGCGCGAGTTATCGGTGAGGATGGCGAAACCAAGATGGTCAAGATCAATCCCGATCAACCACAACCAGTTAACAAGATTGTTGACCAACAAGGTATTGTGATTGAGAAGATTTATAACCCTAGCATTGGTAAATATGATGTCGTTGCGACAACAGGACCAGGCTACGCCACCAAGCGCCAAGAGGCTTTAGAGGCGATGGCTCAACTTCTGCAAGGCAATCCCCAACTGTGGGCGGTGGCTGGTGACTTGTTTATCAAGAACATGGACTGGCCAGGCGCTCAAGAAATGTCCAAGCGCTTTGCCAAAACCATTGATCCTAAGTTTTTGTCGGACGGGGATGAAGACCCAGCACTGCAAGCGGCGCAACAACAAATCCAAGTAAGCGTATCGCTGCCGTACAAGCTGGCATGAGCGAACAGCAAATCCAAGATATTGCTATGGGAGTGGTAGCCGCGGCGATGGAATCACAGAACATGATGAACCAAATGCCTGAAATGCGTGAAGAATCTATGCCAATGGAAATGATGCCCGAATCTGCTGAATATCAACAACAGGGAATGCCCCCAGAGATGATGCCACCACAAGGAATGCCCCAATGAAAGCCGCTGATTTTCTAGGATTATTGTTTTTAGCTCGTGATGTTGCTCACTCGGTGCATCTGAACACTCGCAGTTTTAGCAAACACATGGCGCTAAATATCTTTTATGAGCGAATTGTTGGCGCAGCGGACGATTTTGCTGAAGCCTACCAAGGCCGTCATGGTCTAATTGGGCCAATAACTTTGCATTCGGCAAAGAAAACATCTAACATTCAAGAATTCTTAGAAGACTCTTTGAAACAAATCGAAGATGCGCGGTACGAAGTGGTGGATAAGAATGATATGTCGTTGCAACAACTCATTGACAATATCATTGAAGTCTATCTCCGCACGTTGTATAAACTAAAATTCTTGGCATAAGGACACATCATGGAACTTTTAAACCCATTAGCAGACAGTAATTTCCCAGCTAGGTCTATTTCTTACACTGGCACTGCTGGCGTAACTGGTGTCTGGCCTGCTGGCGCTCAAGGCGTGGTGGTTTGGTCTGATCAAGCATGTTATGTGTTGGTTGGTGAAGGCGTTACAGCCACAACAGCCAGCACACCGATCCCACCATTTACACCGATTCCATTCAAAGTGCCTGCTACTGTTAGTGGCACATGGCGCGTGAGTGCAATTCAAGTGTCTACTGGTGGCACGATCTACTGCAAACCAATGAACTCACAATGAGTTATTTTGGCATCCCTATTCGGAACGGTGTTTCCATTGGTCTTGGAAGCATTATTTCCTTTTTGTCTGGGTATGCCGATGCAACGGTGCAGGGCAATCTTTTAACTGAGATCGGTGACAACCTCGTTCAAGAGGATGGCGGTCTAATTTTGTTGGAGTGATAAATGGCTGATACAAAAATCTCTGCTCTACCGAGCGCAACAGTCCCCCTAGCGGGTACTGAGGTATTGCCAATTGTGCAAAGTGGCGCAACTACCAAGGTAAGCGCTAACGGCTTATTTAACAATCCAACAGTGACTAACTATGTTGAAGCGGTTGTTGCTATAGGCACAGTTACCAGCACATCTACCTTGGCATTAACCAATGGTACGGTACAAACTGCAACCCTGACAGCATCCACAGCTTGCACATTCACAATGCCTGCAAACGTGGCGGGCAAGTCTTTTGTGTTGCTACTTAAACAAGCGGCTTCTACGGGTAATGGCACAGCAACATTTACCTCGGTCAAATGGGGTACGGCTGGCGCTCCTACGATTACAGCAACTGCTGGGAAGATGGATATCTTGACCTTCATTGCTGACGGTACTAACTGGTACGGTTCAATTGCCCAAGGTTACACACCATAATGTTTGCCGCTAAAAACTTCTTGTTAACTGGTATTGCGCCAACAATTGATATTAGTTATTTAGTTGTTGCTGGTGGCGGTGGAGGCGCAGAAGGCGGTGGTGGTGCTGGTGGTTTTTTAACAAGCACATTTTCTCTTAGCCCAAGCGTTTCTTACTCTGTTACCGTAGGTGGTGGTGGTGCAGGAAGCGGTGGCGGTACTGCCACAAACGGAAGTAATTCTGTTTTTTCCACTATTACTGCATTGGGCGGTGGTGGTGGCGGTACAGCATCCGATTGGGCTGCGTCTGTCGGGGGCACTGGCGGTTCTGGTGTCGTTATTTTGTCAATCCCAACATCCAAATACACAGGCACAACCACAGGAAGTCCAACAGTAACAACTAGTGGATCAAACACAATTTTGAAATTTACCAGTTCTGGTTCATATACAGCGTAAGAAGAAACAAATGCACTTCGCAAAAGTAGAAAACGGAACAGTCACTCAGGTCATAGTTGCCGAACAAGATGTCATTGACTCTGGCATCTTTGGAACTGGCTGGGTGCAAACCTCATACAACACGCATGGCGGTGTTCACGCCAATGGCGGTACACCTTTGCGTAAGAACTACGCTGGTATCGGCTACACCTATGACTCAGGTCGTGATGCGTTCATACCACCACAACCATATCCATCATGGGCTATGAGCGAGGAGACTTGCCTATGGTCTGCACCAACTCCAATGCCTACTGATAACAAGCGTTATCAATGGGATGAATCAACAACCTCTTGGATTGAAATTAGCGTTTAACCAAGATATCTGATATATTTGTAAAAACCGTATCGGTGAGGTTCACCGAGGAATCGAAGGATTCATTGAAATGACTGAAGAAGTCCAACAAAACCTAGCGGAAGTTGACTCCGCGCCAGCTCCTACGGTGACGGCCACCCCAGAGACTGAAGTTCAAACGTCGGAAACGCCAGAAGTAGTATCAAAGACCTTCACACAAGAAGAGCTAGACGCTGCGATAGGCAAACGCCTCGCAAGAGAGCAACGTAAGTGGGAACGAGAGCAGACACAGCGTCAGTCTGAACAACAGACGTTGAGATCAGCGCCAATAGCATCCGTTGACCAGTTTGAGTCTACTGAAGCCTATGCAGACGCATTGGCACTTCAGAAAGCACAACAACTAGTCGCACAGCGTGATGCTGAAAAGCAAAGATCAGAAGTTCTTGAGAGTTATCACGACCGTGAAGAAGAAGCTAGGAGTAAATACGATGACTTTGAACAAGTCGCGTATAACCCAAAACTTTCAATCACCAACGTGATGGCTGAAACGATTCAATCTTCGGATGTTGGTCCTGAGTTAGCTTACTACCTCGGTTCTAACCCTAAAGAAGCAGATCGCATCTCACGCATGTCAGCGCTTGGTCAGGCAAAAGAAATTGGGAAGATTGAAGCTAAATTAGCATCTGATCCCCCAGTTAAGAGAACAACTTCAGCGCCAGCACCTATTTCGCCTGTCACTGCTCGATCTACTGGATCGCCTGCTTATGACACTACAGACCCAAGGTCTTCCAAGACCATGACGGATTCGCAGTGGATTGAAGCAGAGAGAGCAAGACAGCGTAAAAAGTGGGAAGCACAGAACCGCTAATCAATTTTTAAAGGATTTTTTCCATGTCTAACAGTATCTTAACCATTGACATGATTACTAGAAAGGCTCTCGAAATCCTCGAGAACAACCTAGTACTCACCCGTAACGTGAACCGCCAGTACGACGATAGCTTCGCTGTCGAAGGTGCAAAGATCGGTTCAACTCTCCGTATCCGTTTACCTGACCGCGCTCTGGTGACTGATGGCGCAGCGCTCCAAGTCCAAGATGACAACGAGCAATACACCACTTTGTCTGTAGCCAGCCAAAAGCATATCGGTGTCAACTTCACATCTGCTGAATTGACCATGCAATTGGATGACTTTGCAGAACGTGTGTTAAAGCCACGTATCAGCCAGTTAGCCAGCTCCATCGACGCTGACGTTGCCAATGCTTACAAGAGCATCGGTAACACCGTGGGCACTCCTGGCACCACTCCTTCGACTTCTTTGGTGCTGTTGCAAGCCCAGCAGAAGCTGAACGAGAACGCCGCTGTGATGAGCCCCCGTTATGCCACCGTCAACCCCGCC